TAGTTCCTGCAGGTATCATCCAACACTGTGCGCCTGCACAAGATCTCCACTGTATCGGCAGAGTGTTCAATGCAGGTTGTGCAGTTGGTACAGATCTAGCCACAATACTGTATACTCCAGGTGCAATGAAATAATTTGTTCCACCACTTGTTGCTACCAATACACGAAAAGCATAGTTTATATCGGCATTGGTTACACCACCACCATAGATTATCTCGCTAACAAGTGCGTCCCAACTGACACGCAATACCTCGTTGTTTACGCCTAACTCTGTAAGAACAATAGAACCAAGAGTAAACCAAGCAGTAGTATTTACTGTTTGTGGAACTTGTATGGAATTTCCATTAGTAGAATTTATCTTGGCAACGGCACTGCTATCAAAGTGTGATCGCAATGCCCAATCGTTTCCAGTATTGTATTCTTGTACATTCAAAGATCCTAGTTCTGTGTATGGCTGATTGAGTTGTGTAGCCGTTGGAACATCGCTAGGTTCGAAAGTTGTCTGATTTATCTTTCCCATATATCACCTTATCTGAAAGTATTTCTCGCCATTATCTGCACACCAAAGATCTCTAGTGCAGTAGTAGGATCGCCAGTGTATATACCAATAGGTCTGTTATCTGTCCAAGTCATCCAACGCACATCAATGCGAATGGTTTGCGATCCAATAGGAACAGAGAATGGAATTACAACATTGGATAGTTGTGGATACACATTGCCTGATTCGGCAATGAGTACATCGTTTACAAATACACCCCATCTAGTCCACCAATCTTTTCCAACTTCTGCATATATGTTTACAGGTGGTGCTGCTGCTTCAAGAACTACATTTGTGCCGTGTCTGAAATCTACACACACTTGCCCACTCAACATCCCCTCTTCCATCAGGTCTTCCACAAACATTGCATTGAAATTTGAAAAGGTAAGTACATCATTCCATCCCTTGTTCCAATCACCTGTGATGAGATCAAAAGTGTATAGTGGATCACAAATATCAACACCGTGTTCTAGAGAAGTGCGACTTACTTGGTAATAGGTTTGGGTGCTACCTTTCCATTTCCATTTGTTATAGTTCGGAGTGCTACTGTCAACATATTGTGGAATTGCAAATTTGATTGGCTCTAGAGTTTGCACAGGTAGATTTGTGCTATCCAGTTTTCCATTCACTTCACCAACATATTGTGCAACATTTGTATTCAGTGTTTCAGGTATTACAATTGTATTTTGTATTTGTAATTGACTAGGAAATGACTTCATTATCTACTTTGCCCCTTTACCATATTTATATTTTGATTCAACAATGGCGTTGCTTCGTTCTGTACATTCAAGCGATATCCGATGAGTTGGAATGGAACTACATCCTTGCCTATCAGATAGAATCGAAACTGATTGCACAATTCTGTATTGACATCGTATCTCAATCGGATCTTGCGAACATCTTGTACTTGTGTACTATTTACTCTAAACGGTGCTTTGGTTATAGTACTGTATGACGGACCGACAGTAACAGGCGGTTCGTTGCTTGTGTACAATACTTTTGTTTCGGTCATTTTCTGTCCTGTGACTTTGTTCTCTACTAGAGAATAGTCGATGGCATAATACAATTCTAGTTCTGTATCGCCATAGCATATCAAGTCCAGTTCTACACTATATATCCTAGTTGTGCCTAGATCAAACTGCAACCAACTTGATTCCCAATAACTCCCCTCTCTCGCATTCTCTGTGGTGGTAAAGGTTATCTTGTTATCGCCTATTGCAGATACTGTACCTGTTTGGCTATGGTAGGTACTTGCACACCATATATGCAACGGACCCATAAACAAAGAACTCGATCCACCTGTGAGAAAAGAGAAACCCACTGCACCAAAGCAGAAGCGTCCTGTCAGATCTGTTCCCATAGCAGTAAAGGTAAACTTGGCATTGAATTCTTTGTCAGGTGCTTGACGGAAAGAGAACCAATAGTTTGGAGTGTTGGTATGCAACACAATACCACGATTGGGATAGTCACTAGAACCTGTGGGGAAATGCAACCAATACTCTTTCTCTACTGTAGAGTAACTTGCAATGCACTTGCGAAGTGCAGACGCATTCAGTGTTTTCCACGCCTTGTTTACTTGATTGGAAATTTTATCTATAGATACTTGCGATCCACCATCAAGACCACCATTCACTGCCCAAATCCCATCTGTGTTTGCAAACAACAAACCTAGTTTGGGTACAAGTACAATGGAGTTTGTAGCAGTTGTACCCACATTGGATGATAGCGTTCCTAGAGTATACACACCATTGTTGTTACGGATAATATTTACTGCATATTCCCTGAAGATAATCAGGTTGTTGTAGTATGCACGAATCTCTGTTATATCGCCACCAATGGTATTACCTAGATCAAAGTAAGATATGGCAGAGAATTGTTCAGGAATACCTTGCTCACTGTATATTATCTTTTGTCCTTTGCCTAGCCATATTCTACCATCCCAAGAATCTGCATACTTGTAGTCTGTTGCGATGACACTACTAGCAGTTACACTTGGTGCTTCATTCACCAAGTAAGTATCGCTATATACATCTATATAGAAATTGCTAGCATTCTCTTTTATTTCTTTCAGGAAATAAAATTGTTGCGACAAAGAGTTGGTGTAGTTATCGCTACGGACATTCTTTGTCCTATAGATTACTCGACTAGAACAGGACTCGTTGCACACAGGCAAGTTCAGTGTAATACCAAACTTTCTCTTTGGTGATCCTGCACCATTCACTTCCCATCCAATGCGTTCTACATTAGAGAACGGTGACAAAGCACCGTCTTCAGTTATGTATGCCATCTTATAAAAGTAGTTGTTGGGTACTTCGTCTGTATCGCCAAGACCAATAATAGAATTCTTGGTAAAGGTTGGTGCGCCTGTGCCTACTGTAAGTTCGTTCCCTTGTATATAATTAGGATCTATACTGATTGCGTTTATGCTAGGTGTGGGAATGGTAAAGGAAAAGTCACGCCAATCACCCTGACCACCAAACCAAATAGGTTTGTCTACACCATTGATTATCAGCAACTTGTTGCCGTATGGTACATACCTAGTTCCGATCTCATCGATCTTTGGAATATGGCGATTGCTTTGCACAATGAATATATCTTTGTCATAGTACACACCAAGATAACTTGTGCCTTGTCCTTTGTTCCCCATTATATAGTAGAGAGTGCCATTCTGCTCTATAAAGATATACACTTCGCCACTGTTCTTCTTCTTCCAGAAATAAAAAGAATCTGTCTTGCCCTTGAGCAAAGCAGAATAATCCACAGGGGAAGTAGGTATGTCTATAGTGGCAGGAAATTTCCAAAAAGGCTGAAACGATCTATCGCCTACCCAACACCCTAGGTCACTGTTGTAACGCAAATTAACGGCATTTTCTGCCAGACTTGGTGGGGCAGTAATGTTCTTGTCGACACCACCTGCTATTATGAAATCAGTTTGCTTGGTTTTCATACTTACCCCTTGTATTGTAATTGGGAAGCGTCATACCCACGCCATGTGGATTGGAATGAAAACTGACCCCTTTGCACCTGTTGATCGATCTTGTCTACATATCGCTTGGTTAGATTCTGTAGTTCTTTTGTGTACTTCTTCTCGTAGGTTGCCGCCATACTAGCCTGACCAAGTTTCAGATATATATCTTCCAATGCCTTGTATACAATTAGTGGATGGAACTCGAATGGAATTTCAGGACTATCTGTACCTAGAAGCATATCCTTTGGTTTACGGTAGTAACGCAATCTGCCCAATCTGATATAATCGTGGATAACTGTTATCACACCAAGCACTTGTTGTTGCTCTTGCTCAAAGTCCCATCCATCAACTCTAGGATAAAAGCGTAGTTGCTGATGGTTGCCATCGATCTCGATATAACGGAACGATCCATTGTCCATCTGATTCTTGTACTTTATCTCATAAAAGTTATCTAGATCACTTGCAATTACAGGCTCTAGATAGGATGAAGTATTGCGTGTTACACCACCGTTTACTATCTGTACCCAACAAGGTAAACCTTTGCGATCTCCAGTATCTTTGTTGAAATTCTTATTGAAGAAGATAACTTTGCGATACCCCTCCCACTGTGTGGGTTGTTGGTCTTTGGAGTTGTAAGCGTCTGCAAGTATGTATTCGCTATCCCAACCAACAAACGATACACGAATGGCATTGTGACCCTCGCCTATCAATACTGTCTGTGGCTCTGACAATGCAGACATCATACCGTCTTTCACAAATGCCCAACAAATTTCGTAGTATTTACCTGTAGTATAATCGCCACCGATAGCATTTATGGATTCTAGTTTGGTTACTTCAGCACTTGCAACAGGTTGCGTTGGTGCAGGAATATATGCTTCTGCGTATGGCATTGCATAATCTACACGCAATGGAGCGTCTTCTTCCTTGCGTGGGAGAAGACCTGTGATCTTGCCATATGGTGGCAGTGTACCTGTAACGGTATTGTATGGATAATCCCTGTGTCCAATGTACAACAACTCCAACAAGTCTTGTGGTAGGTCATACCATCTTGCTTTGATCAACCAATCGGTTTCATCGCCAAAGGTTGTGCCTTGAAATGGTTCTACCAATAACAATGTCTTTGCGTCCAAGACTTTTGAAATTGTATATTCGTTTCCTTGAATCGCTATGGGATTGCCCTCCCATATATCACGGTATGCAAGCAAGCGATCCATATCTGCCGAGAAAGTAACTCTTCTATCGCCCTCCGTTACACTTGCGTTTACACCACCACCACCTGCAGGAACATTCTCGTTATCCCTAGTGGGTGTCATATCAGGGTAAAACTTAAAAGAAATCTCTTGTGTTGCAAAGTTCCAACGCTTGTAAGTCCATAGACTATAGTGTGCGTCATTGATTATCTGTGCCAACTGATTATTGAATTGTGCCAATTCAGGACTGTAGTCTGTTAGGTTTTTTACTTTTTCGATCAAGGCTGATAAGTTCATAGGTATGCCCTCCTACTATATATTAAAAAGTAAAATGCAAAAAAAGACAAGTGGAAAAGGGTAACCACTTGTCTTGAAAAAAGATTCTTGGAGTAAACTTTTTTAGTTTTTTTTAGGTTGTGAATGGATTCACATAACATAACTTGATTGTAGTTCCAGCAGCGGCAGGGATGGTTTCAGCCAAGTAACCAACAAGTGGGAATACTGCAGCACCACCAGCCAAATCAGCAACACCACCTGTATTGGATGCAACCAATGCTTGACCGATGTTGATACCTGCACCTGCTGCGTCTGAACAACGTGCTTGTGCGAAACCACGAGTACAAACAACGATACGAGATCCAGCGGTCAAAGAACCGTCACGCTCGGCTGATTCAAGCACTACACCAACAACGATAGACGCTTTTGATGTTACACCTGCACCTGCGCCAGCATTCAAGTCAGCAGGAGCAACAGTAATTGCCGCTTGACTTGCAACATCGGCAGAGCCGTAAGGAGCAACCGCAGTGATCTTTGTCAAGTCTAAAGCGACCCAATCACCGATTTGTACTGTAGAACCTGCAACAAATGTTTCTAATTGTTGCTTGTTCATTGTAGCGATACCTACAGGAACAGAACCGCCTGATGGCAATGCACTGTATGCAGAAGTATCCAAGTATTGAATAAGAGTTTGTGTAGACATAGTTACCTCCGATTAGTAAGTTGTACCGCGAATGAGTACAGAGTTAGAGCCAAGATGGTCAGCGATCAATTGTGCTTTTACATACAATTGAGCAGCACGAGCAGTAGTTCCACTGATATGCTCAAATGGGGAAACTGCGAAATCTGCGTCTTTGTGCATAATCATTTTGATTGCGTCAAAGTTCAACATATATCCTGCCAAGTCATAATTTCCAGGAGCCAAACCATCCAAACCTGCAGTAGCAACTTGTATGCCATTGAACTCAAGGTCACTTTCAACAACTGCACCACCGAATGCCAATTGCATACGACCTGCGTCTAACATAGACTCGTTGATATATCTTTCTTGTTGGAAAAGAGAACGGCGATAGTTAGCCATTACTGCTTCTGACAACAATACTAAATCGATAGCACCCATAGGAGCAACGTTGCTACAACGGATGGATTCACGTTGCATTGCCACGATACCTGTGGTTCCAAAGTTAGCACCCAAGTCAGCGGCGTTGTTTTGCCAACCTGTTGTTGCAGCATAAGTTGCTTTACTTACACCACCAACAGTGTTTCCTTGTGTTCCAACATCATCTGCTTCGAAGAAACCTGTAGCGACATTACCATTCAAAGTGTTCATTGAAGATAAGATTGCAGAGTTACCGATCAAGATTTGCTTGTTGAGTTCTTTACGCAACATTTGCATTACAGAGCGCATGCGTGCTTCAAGAATCTTTACAATTGCTTTCTCGCCAGAGTTTTCAAGTTCTTCTTTTTGTGTGATTACGATTGGAGCAGTAAAGTCACACCACTCATAAACTGCAGGACGCAACACATCTTGCACTGCAAGAGAGATTGCTTCATAACCTGTAGCCAATTGGGTGATGGTTGAGTGTTCTGCTAAAGACAAAGGTCTTTGGATTTTGATACCGCCGTCTTCGTATTCGAATCCACCTTTCTTTTTTGCCATATCCAAGAAAGCATTTTTCTTGAATAATTCGTCTACTTCGCTATCTCTGATTGAGTAAAGCGTTGACGATAGTAAGTCATTTGATATAGCCATATTTACCTCGCTATAAAGTTGATAATAAATTTAAGTTGTATAAAGTAGTTTCTTGTAACGAGTTCTCACTAGAGAATGTTTTTCGGATATACCCTATACAAAGTGTTCTCTAATAGAGAGGTTTGCTATAGTTCATCCTACTAGTATAAAATTGTAAAATAAAAACAGTTATTTAACTGTTTTGTTGTTTCAGTTGTTGTAGCACGCCATATAGGTTTTTGCCTGGACACGCCGTGTTACCGAAGTCCTTGTGACCATATACATTCTGCCAAGAAAGATTGTATTTGTCTAGTAGAGAATTCACAAACATACGCAACACTTCCACTTGCTTTGCAGTAGGAACTTCACCCTCATAGTTGCCAAACACACAGATCCCAATGGAGTCTGCATTTTGTTCTAGACAGTGTGCGCCTTGCTTGTTGATATGCCTACCTGTTTCGATCTCGTCCTTGTTGTTAAGCATGTAATGATAGCCAATGTCATTCCACCCACGCTCTTCCACATGCCATTGCTTTACTAGTTCTTTACTAGTACTTGCTCTGGGAGAAGCAGAATGATGGATTATGATTTTGTTTATTGTGCGTTGACCTTTTGCCATATATCACCTATTTCTTTGCAGACTGTTGCTTGTGCCATAAGAACGCTTCGTATGCGTCACGGAACTTGGGCGCACCTTGTGGAGAAGAAGCAGAACCTGTGCTTGTCTTGCTCAATGCTTCCTTGCGCTCCGTCTTTACACGGCTCGCTTGTTCTTGCATTGTCTTTGCTTTGGCAACTTCCACCTTACTTTTTACTATATAGTAAGCGTCTTCAAGTGATAGTTCTGATCTCTCTTGTAGTAGTTGTGCTACTGGCAAACGGATCTCGTCACTAGTAAGATCAGGGTGTTCGGTCTTGAATCTTTGCAATTCCATTTGTCTTCGCTCTACAAAGATTTGCTCTTGTGCAGGTTTCATCATTTCTTGCAACATAAGTGCCGCTTGTCTTTTGATCTCTGCTTTCATTCCGTCTTCAGTATATATGTCATTCTCTTGTTCTGTGTACTGACCAATCTGTTTGAGTATTGGATTATCGTGTACTCGTTCTTTAGTAGAGAACAATTCTGCTTTTGCAGATTCCAATTCTTTTCTTTGTTCAGCAAGTTCTTGCGTCTTGCGTGTATAGGATGATCGCATATTCGCTAGGTGCTTGCGTACATCTAACGGAACATTCTTTACCCATTCGTGCAATGGTTTCATCCCTTTATGATTGTCTTCTTTGAATTCAGGAAACTGATCCTCGTCAATCCCAAGCAAGTCATCGATACTGTATACTTCGTCTACGGTTTCGGTTTCTGCTTCTGTGGTTTCGGTTGGTTCAACAGTTCCTGTAGGAGTGGTGTCTTTATCATTCATAGTAGTTTCCTTTTGTTATTTGCCAGTATTTTTCTTGGCAGTTGGGTTTGTAGTTGCTTTGTGTTTGTTCCACAAGTTTTGGCACGCCCAATAACTTGCAGTTAATTTAGATTTATCTTGATCACAATGGTGTCTTGCACGGAAAGAACGCTTGGCTGTGATCGAATAGTTGTGCTTATATCCCTTTGCACCAAAGTGAATAAGTTTCTCTTTTCCATCTTCACATGCTTTCACCATCTTCTTCTTGCCTGCCCTGTCGCTAGGTACAGGACTATTGCATTTCATGTTCTCTTTATCTGCCATGTCTTCTCCACAATTGTAAGTAGTACCATTCGTTCCAGTTGCTCATTTCTTTTTGCACTCGCTACATTGGTGTTTGGGTTTTGGTTTGCTCTTCTTTGCTACATTCAAAGCAATGGCAACTGCTTGCTTTTGTGGTTTACCATGCTTCATTTCTGTTCTTATATTCTTGGCAATTGTCTTCTTGCCGTATCCTTTCTGTAGTGGCATTACATCCTCCCCATAAATAGTTTGTCGGTTTCTTCTTCTGTAGGTGGTGCAACAGTTTCTTCTTCCATCACTTCTTCTTCCGTCATTTCTTCTTCAGGTGGTTCTTTCAGGAACATTTTGAAATCTTTCTCTCCTGCCAACTTGGATAATTTTGCAGACAAGAAAGTTACCTTTGCGTCATTGGTAAGTTCTTCCAAGTTAAAGTCATAGTCTTCGCTGATACTGTCGCTATCTACTGCTTGGTTCACTGCACCTTGGAACATACCAAGTACACGAACAAAGTCTGTAGGGAATACCTTTACGCCATCCTTGAACATAGGATAGTCAGGTGTTTGCCCAAACAATGGCAACAATTTGTTTGTTGCTCGTACTAACATGTTTAGGGATTTTGCACTGAAATTTCCTTTGGGTGCTATTGCTTGGTATTGGCTCTCGTCTTCTTGTTCCATCTGTGCTATTTCTTCTTCCATTCCCATTTCTGCTGTCATTTGTGGTTGCATATTATATTCCTTTCAACTCTGGAGTTGGTGCTTTGTTGTTATATATTTGATCTAATTTTCCTGACAATGCGTCTTGTGCAGTCCAAGTTTGTGCGACTGCGTCTTCTTTCTTCACTCCACTTTTTACTAGAGAACTGTATTTGTCTTCCAACTTTTGTTGTTCTGCTAGTCTGTGTCTGTGTGCGTCCATCTTATCTTCTGCATGATACTTGGGCAGATCTGCTTCATTCACAAATCCCTTTGCTTCTAGTTGTCTTTGTGCTTCAGCAGGTGAAGATACATGCTTGCCAAGTGCAGGGCTAAAGTAACCACTTGCACCATATCGACCTGTCGAGTGCCAACTGGAGTGAGCAAGGGGTACGGCTAGAATTCTATCTTGTTTGTCAGATAGATTGCAATGCGTGCAAGGTGGTTTGGTAAGTGCAACTGCAACTTCCATTATATCGAACCAATAGTCATCTTCGGTATAACAACGATAACATCTATATGTATAGTATGGCATTATCTTCTCCCTTGTAGTGCTTGTGCGAGTTGTTCGGCAGGTAACTGACCTTGTGGTCCGATTTCACCTGCTTGTGTTTGCACGCCTTGTGCTTGTGGTACTGCTTGTTGCATGGGTTGTTGTGGTTGTGCTTCAGGAATAAAGTCTTTGGGGAAATCAAATAAGCGTTGAATTTCTTTAAGGATTTTGTCCTGTGGTACACCAAACGATACAAGTGTGGGTGCTAGAGAGATTAGGTTGTTACGCTTGATACTCTCTGACAATGGCGTGGATGATTGGTCAAGAGCGATGATCTTGAACTTTGCGTCCAAGTCTTCTGTAGATACAAGAGTAGGCAAACCATTGACATCGATGGAAACAATTTCTTTCTCATCTGTATACAATGATATGATACGCAAATAGGTTTGTGCGATCTGTTCGATTGCCTGATCCTTTTGTCTTGCAAGTTTCCCTATCTCACTTGCACTGTACTGTGCAAGAGCAGTGATCTCTGTGGCAGTTGCTTTACTTGCTTCCCCACGAGAGAATGGAGCCAAGATACTTGCACGATTTATATCTGCTTCGATCTGTGCTTGGTATCTATCAAAGTTTGTGGATATAGGTATAACATCGATAGGACGGATGATACCATCTAGGGATTGTTCATCAACTGCAATCATTGCACCATCAATTCCACTAGTCACTTTTGCAAGTGCTTCTTCATCCATCGATCCCTCTTTGTATATATACTGGCGAGAATCTCTTCTAACTGCATTTGCCCAATAGGTACGCAAGATATTCTTTTCGTAAAACTGATCGTATGCTCTAGAGATTGCAGATAGTCCACACATTGGTCGTTCAGGTTTACTTGCAAAGTACAATGGGCAGATAGGAGATAGTGGGCGATCATCGTAAGTACGAATGGGAATATCCGTCTTCTCTAGAAGATCTTGACCATCACTCCAATTGGGTGTGTAGATATATAGTTTGTCATAGGCAAAGTCATAGAGTTCTACAATTTGAATATATAAGTATTCGTCAGGTAAACTTTCCTTTTCGCCCGGAGTGTAGCCTTTGTACTTGGACGCTGAATTAAAGTAGTCCACCTTTGGTATTGGTTTGAACTTCTTATCCCCAAATTTCGCCTTTGCAGATGGAATATCTAGGTAGTAAGTGTGACCACAGAAGCGTTGTGTTTGCCAACTAGTTGCGTCCAAATCCACAATAATTTCCCAGGGTGGAATTGCTCTTATATCAACTCTTTCTAGTATGTCTTCACTCTGTGTAGGTGATAATTTTAGGAACGATTGTGGATAGATTAACGCCAAGCGAGAAGCAGTTTCTATTGCGTCACGCTTGTCGAACAGGAATCTGTTTACAATTTCTTGTGCAAGTGTGGGTTCGCCATTGGGCATTGCTGGATCTTTGGATACAACTACGGCAGGGTTACGGCTAAATAAAGAAGCAATGAACCCCTCTATATAGGAATATGCGTCACTCGTTTCTACACGAATCATTGCGTCATCGTTCCACTTTTCACTCCAAAACCTGTTCTCGTATACATCACGATACTTCTTCAGTTCAGGTCGGCAGTGATCGTAGTAGTCTTCGTGTTCTTTCAGAATCGTCTGTATCAGGTGGATTATGTCTTTCGTTGATTTAGCCATAAAGTTTTCCTCTTGTTCTCTACTATATAGTAAAAAGTAAAATGGTTAGTAACGGCGATATTGTTGTTGGGTCTTTTCGTTTATGCGTTTCGCTTTGTTTGCGATGATCCAAGATGGTAAGTATGCAGACTCCTTGAGCCGAACTGATTCCAAACACCAAGTTGCAAGTGCCAGTGCCATCGCACTATCACTGTGTCCTTCTTTCGTGGAGTCCAAGAATTTTATTCTACCACGCTCGTCTGTTTGGATTGTGCGTAGTTCTGCAAGTGTAATGTTATCTAGCATACGGATCACACCGTTCTGTATCTGCTTCTTCAAATGCTCGAAGATGATGGGTTTTGATTTCATTGTAGTAATAAAGTCTTTTCCATCTGCGTCCTTGTATAGCCTGTGACAACCTTGGTGAACTAGTTCTGAAATTGTTGCAAGACCGTAGTTGTTTGCTTCCACCAGAATAAGTGCCGAGTTGTATTGTTCCGAGAATTCGTATATATAGTCTGCCAACTGCACAGGACTCACTTCATTGGATCGCCACACTAGTACAGGTTGCATTGTCTTCTTACTCATTACAATAATAACAGAATAGTCCTTGCCAACACCACCACCAACATCCACTCCGATTGCATAGGTATCATCCCTAACTACTTGCTGAAAAGTTATGAATTCACGGTCGCATATATGCACATCAACATTCTGCACATCTTGGTAGGAGAAGTAGGTATTGCCTGCCACACGGTATGCTTCCTCTTGCGTAGCAGGAAATTCACGGAGGAATTGGGTGTTTCCGAGTTGCGATACTTTCATTCTTCGCCACTGCAATTGATTGCAAGTGACGCCATAGTTCTCTACTAGAGAATTCTCATAGTCGTCCAACTCTTCTGCTTCTGTTTCTTCTGTATACTCCGAATGCGAGAACCAAGGAAAGAATAAATATTTCCATTTTGTTTCCTTTGTTTCCCACTTCCTGATCTCTTGGTGCAGACAATCGTTGTAGTAGTTTGCCGTACTCTCTAGGACGATCTGCCCCTTGCATGCACTGAATGCACTTGCCTTGAGTTCGTCAGGGTTCTCGGCAAATGCGTACTCGCTTATCAGTACCTTGCTTGCAGTAAACGAGCGAATGCCACCCATCTGTGTAGTAGCAACTGCAAGGATTCTGCCACCGTTCTTGAATGACAATTCTGTTGAGTTATCTACTTCAATATCCCTTTGCAAGATCTTGGGCAAACCATTATAGAATGCCTTTGCCATCTTGAGGATATGCTTACTACTGGATAACTTATAGGAAAAGATTGCATAGGTTACAGGCTCTTCTGACAGGTACGCGAGTGCAAATAGGTATGCAATGTTTATGGTTGTCGATCCTATCTGTCTGCATTTAAGTATCAAAAGGTCATCGCCTGTTTCTAGTGCGTCTAGTATCCGTTCCTGTTCTTCGTTCAAGGACAGTGTTTGCAATTGCCCATCTTTGTTTACAATAGATAGGCGTTCAATGAACTCTCTAATAGAGAGTTGCTTCAGCATTTGCAAGTGTTCCTTTTTCATTAGGACGCCTTGTTTTTATTTTGCAACCAATCTTGCAACTCCAGTGTCTTGTCTTCTGCTTCAGGTGTAGTATTCAGTTTCTGCAAGGAGTCTAGCATAGCCACAACATGATTACCTGAAAAGGTAGTGAGCGCACCACCATTGCGAATTTCATTTACAGATAGTGTTAGGAATGCCCAATACAATTCTTTTATATCTCTGTTTGCCATCGCCTTGATCATTAGCCTGTGCGAACTTGGTGGGCGACCTATATTGTGTTGACCTTTCTTGCTATTGCACTTTGGGTTTTTGTTTGCCATAATTGCTCCGTGAGTTCTCTAATAGAGAGTGTTCTACTAGTACTACTTTGTAAAATGATTCTTCATTTTCGCCATCGCTCTCTTGTATAGATACCTAATATTCTGCCGTGTACACCCATAGTGTCTGCCACAAAACGCATAGGTCTTGCCATCATACATAATCCACTGCACCAACTGCTTCTCTTGTGGTGTCAGGACTGACAATAGTTCTTCTGCAATTTCGTTATAGTCAGTATTATCTTCTTCTTTTTCTTGTGGTTCAGGCTCGAATGCTTGTGTATTTACATCGTAAATATATTCTCTATCTCCGACATATAGGTATCTGTAGTGGTTATCCACTATCGGTGGGTGTTCTTTATCTAGATCTTCTAGGATCTTCTGCCAATCGATCATCATATTCATTTTCTACTCCAACTTCTTATTTATTATGATATACTATCGGTGATAGTAGATATGACCTTTGTCATATTATATTCAATAAATAAATAGAATACAAATAAAGGATTGAAATATATGAAGTTTATTCCAAAGACTGCGTGGTCATTGTTCTGTACAAAGTGTGAACATAGAATATGGTTGAAAAGAAAACCCAAACAAATTCCCAGTGAGAATGGTTATGCAAATTCTTTTCGTGTGGCAACTGATTGCTTGTGTGGAAACGAAGTCATGATTCTAGTGCCACATATAGATATAGGCACACCATATTGCAGAGGTGATAGTGCAGAAGAGAGAGAAGACTATCGCAAGAAATACTTGCACGATTACCATAAAAGAAAAAAAGCACAAGAGTGATCTCGTGCTTTTTCCATCAATAAAACAATAACAATTTCTTTTCTAACAATTAACTTATTTAAATATAAAAGGAGTAGGGTCATTATCCAACGAGCCTATATAAATATACCACATTACAAATAGATATGCAAGAACTTTTTACTGTAGAACATAAATACTTGTCAGGGAGCGAGAGCAGAGTCCCTACTGTTATTTAGTGGGTAATAAATTTAAAGTGTAACAGGTGTAACAGTGTAACACCTGTTTCTATACTCATCTTATATCGGGTGCCAAAACCTGTCAGGAGTCAGACTCTGATCCCTTTCTATATACCCAACTCTATTTTGGCACCCAATTTAGAAACTATTAAAAAATACCTGTTACACTGTTACAACAATAAAATATATTAGTATAGTGTAGTGTAGAGTATAGAGAGATAGGGAATCGCAGAGCAACTAAAAGTTGTAACAGGTAGTGTAACAGGTAGTGTAAGTCCTGTTACATTTTGTGCAAATTTGGATTATGGTATGCAAAGTTGTAACAGGTCGTGTTACACCATCCCATTACCAACTATTTTATCTTTTTTTCATAAAAGATTTACGATTTACTTGTATTCTGGAAAATATGTAGTATAATAATCTTATGACAGTGTTACTGTTTAACCAGATCTTTGAAATCGCTAGAAGAGCATTGGGGATTCGCCCCCAAATTTAATTATCACTCGGTGGTAATACAAATTGCCACCATTAACTTTTTAATATATAATGGAGAACGCTATGGAAAAGAAAATAAACTATCCACTATCCATTGATCCCAAAACTTATGCCTTGCTAAAGCATGTAGCCAAGTTGAAAGATCAATCCATAAAAGATTGCTTGGAAACTGCAATCGCACTTTTACTAAAAGACAATTGGACATTGATTCACAATGCCAATAACAATGATGATGACAATAACAATAAACAATAAAAAAACCAGTTGCTCGTAACAACTGGTAATTTAACTTTAACCTTAAAATAGGAGTAGACATATATGTCTAGTAAATACATTATATCAGATAAATTCAAGTCCAGCAACACCATTCTTGCTAAAGATTGGACTTTTTCAATCTCTTCTCACCAAGCACCAAAGGGCGAAAAGTGGGGAAAAACCAACCAACTAGAGTACGGTGTACAACATGAAATTGTTGCCACTGATCTAATCGCTAATCCAACAATAGTAACCAACATGGATATGAAAACAACCAAGTCAGGAAAACAATATGAGTTGGGCAAGTTCGATGTTCCTATATTCTGTGCAGTAAAATGGGCAGACAAAACAGGTTCTCGATCCATAACCAAAGTAGAGTCCGTATCTGCAATGGTGTTTGACTTTGACGGTCTTACTGACGACCAAACTGCTGAAACACTTGTAGCATTCGAGGGTCTGTGTCATATCGCTTACACAAGTTACTCCAACAAAGCACCATACAAGAATGATCTGCATGCATTCCGTGTTATCGTTGCATTGGATCGTCCTGTGTTACCTGAAGAATATGCTGACCAATACAAGCGTGGCATGTGGTTCGCACTAGAGAGTATCTTCCCACACCTTGACCAAGCAACCAAAGACCCTTGTCGCTTTTGGTTTATGCCTAGTTACAGAGTGGATAGAGAGTCCGACTACTTTGCTTACGCAGAAGATGGTGCAATGCTATTGGTGGATCAATTATTGGAACAGAGTGACCAACAAAGAACAACTCCTACCGAACCTAGTAACACTACCGAGCAGACACCTAACGGTGAACAGGTACCTAACGGTGAACCACCACAGGAAGAAGCACCACAAGCAGACGATGGTAGATATATACAAACCGTTGTTCGTGATGATCATCCTGTAACTTGCCACGACTTGCAAGTCCGTCCTTTCTCTTGGGTCATAACAAATTGGGATTCTCTTCCAAAGCAAACCAACGGTAGATACAATTGTTGTCGTCCAAACAGTACAACCATTGGTTCTGCATTCGTATCTAGAACAGCACACCCAAGACACCTAGTTGCTAGGTATCGCTTGACTAGTGTACCAAATCGCACTCACCACGATTGTGATCGTACTGATCATGGGATTGCATTACAATATGAAAACCGTGGTGGAACATTCCGTCCTGTCATAGATGTTCCCAACACTATCAAGATGATTGCCGCTATGAATCCCAATCTATACCTTGACGCAAGAACTGATTATAGTTACTACGAGGGGAAATTGATTATTGATTCTAAATACACTGTTATACAAGGTGTTCTACAAGACCAATATCGTATGCAATTTAATAGATCAATTGTGCAGACTGCTACTGAAAACTACTGCGAAATGAATAGTTTTGATTCCTTGAAGACTTACTTGGAAAACTTACAGTGGGATGGTGTACAGAGAGCAGACGAACTTTTCATCAAATACCTAAAGGCTAACGATACAAATATACACCGTGTGTATGCACGAAAGTGGTTGATCTCTTGTGTTGCCAGAGCATTGTCGTGGGGTTGCAAAGTAGATACAATGGTTATCTTGAAAGGTCTACAAGGTCTTCGTAAATCAGGATTCTTCAAAGCATTGGCAGGAACTTGCTCAAGGACAGGTAACTCATACTTTGCTGATGAACCCACCGAAACATCAGGAACCGATGGACTTTCAAAATTGCGTCTTGCATGGATTCATGAATGGGCAGAACTTTCAGGGATGAGCAAGAAAGAGAGTGGCGAGGTAAAGCAATTCCTTTCCAAGACAACAGATCGCTATAGACGAAAATATGATCGCAAAGAAATGATAAAAGAAAGACACTGTGTTCTTGTTGGTACAGTGAATAACGATCAAATCTTCCAAGATGATACAGGTAGCAGACGGTTTTGGGCAGTAGAGTGCAACGGTGAAGAACACAAGGAAGCATACGATGAGAAAGATCTAGTTGCTATTCGTGATCAAATTTGGGCAGAAGCAGTTCACTACTACAAGCAAGGCGAGCAATGGTGGTTGACTTATGAAGAACAAGTGCAATCAGCAGAAACCAATAGCAAGTTTGATTCTGTATCCATACACGAAGAACTGATTGAAACATGGCTACTTGAGAATCAAGGTCGCACATTTTCTTTCGAGGATTTGATGGATGAGGTTTATATGGAAGCATATACACTGTCAGATGGTACTGTTGCCAAACGAAATAAAGCGATCAAACCACCCAATAACAATAAATGGCACAAGACTATCTTGGTTAGTCTAGGTTGCTTGCAATTGAACGATGGTAAATCTGCTCGTCACAATGGTAAGATAGGCAGATGGTGGGTAGCACCGACAGTAGATGTTGCTGAAATTGTATCTGTATCAAACGAGAACTATGAATTGGAATTCAATGATGACAATACTGTAAAACGAGTACGCAAGTTTGGACAAGAATGGATACCGTTTGAATCCATGTCAGAACAAGTACAAGCAGATTGGATGAAAAGATATCCAAAGCGTGACACAAAAATACGCAACTTTCCTGACAAGCAAGAGCGTATGTTTCGACAATAAATAAAAAAAAATGTGGTGGTAGCAATTCTGCTCCACCACTTTTTCTAAAAATATAATAATATAATCGTGAGGAAAAAGCAATGAATAAAATTGATAAAAGAATAAAAGGTACAATCGCCGAAATGATTGTTGTAGATGAAATAAATAAATGTGAATCCATAGTAACTAACTGCTCCAATGAAGACGCACTTGGTAACATTGTATTCTGTGAAATGGAAATGGCTGAAATAGAAGATAGTTGTGATTGCTTTATTTACAAAGCAGACTGCACTACTGATGAACAAGATGGATTGTGTACCCCACTCAACCAACAGCGTGTAGAAGTCAAATATGCTGACAATGGTGGCAAGTATACAGATCGTAATGGTAATTTACAATACTATGCAGAGATCGTTTCTATATATCACACTGGCGAACTAGGCTATTCAGAATACCTTGTAGAACTCTGTGACTATGTGGTATACTATGATAGTGGGAATGACAGAATGCATTGGTACGATGGACATAAATTTGCAGAAGCAGTAAAGAAGAGAAATCCATACAGATTTCCTGCCAAGAATACCAACACAGAGGGGATATGTTTTTCGTATTATGACGAAGAATATGGCTACATGGGTACACTGCAATGCACAGACAATTGGGAAAATTACAAAAAGAAATTCTATCGCCGTGCTTCTGCTATTGCTAACACTGCAAAGAAGAATGTCACTAAATATAAACAAGCAGTTGGATTACCAACTCTATACTAAAAAGGGAGTCATTATGCTCAAGCATTATCTATTATCTTTATTGGATGTTCTATCATTCATATCAATCGTTGCATTATACTGTCTAGTATTCTTTTGCATTCAACAGATCACAGGTTCTTATATGCTTGCCGTTGGGGCATACATGGTTGTAACTGTAGGTATCTTCACTTTCTTTATTGCCAAAGAACGAGTGGAGAAAGAGATCAGCAAACACTATGACGATGTATAAGATTGACTTTACACCCGTGGCTAAAGGTCGCCCAAAGTTCACTAGAACAGGGCGTGCCTATACCCCACAGAAGACTAGAGTAGCCGAACTAGAATTGGCAGAACAAGTGAGAGATCTTGGTCTGCCAGTATCTAATCAGGGAGTACACCTAACAATTGTATTCCATATACCCATAAAGGACAAACGCAAGTGGGGCAAACCAAACCTTGCTCGTCCTGACTTGGACAACTATCTCAAACTGTTCCTAGATTCTTGTAACGAAATTCTTTGGCAAGATGACGGACAAGTTTATTCTATAACTGCAAGTAAACTATACGCACAAACAGGTTCAATCCAATTTCAAATTAAAGGGGCAAACAATGAAAACAAAGACAGTGAACAAACTTCTTGAAAAGAACGCTGAAGCAATACCACTAGAACCAAGACTCATCTATGACGGTGCTTGTGTAGGTGTATCCAAGAGCCGATTGCTTTATAATTTCAATCTATTAGTAGAACAAATCGCTACTGCCTTTGCAGTGGATGAATTTCCCAAAGATGATGAATACCAACTCGCATGGAGTTTTGTAGTCAATATTACTTTGCGTGATCTAGATAAAATAAAATCTGAATACAAACCTGTATTTGTTGACCTATAACAAATAGTAAGATAGTATTATATTGTGATCGCCCAAGTTGGAATAACGGTCACTTGTTCTACCTCTCATTTATTCACTCGGTGGGGAGTGGAGTCTTTGTGGAAGAAGACTTAAATGGAAATACACGTTCAAAAAATCGACCTAGTTTCGCAAGGAACTAGGTCTTTTTTTTTGCTAGTTGTAATCCATCAAGTGTCTTACTTCTTGCTTTCCTCTAGTATCAACAACGATAATTCTAGAAGATCAGCCGCCAACTCTCGTTTCTCTTCAGGAGTGAATCCACCTTGCGAAAAACGAATCACTTTTGCCGCAAGTCTTATCATCTGTGGAGCAAGGTCTACTATATTGTTTGCACTCATATATTTTCCCAATTCTTGTACTTGTTTATTGTCCATTATCTTTCAACTCGCCATGGATTGCTTCTAGTTTCTGTACTATAATTTCCATTTGCTGATGGTATACCTGACGGTCTTCTTCACAACGATTCATCATCAGATCCAAAGTTTCCTTGTATTGTGCGCTCATCCAGTATAACACCACAATCGCAAGTGCCAATGCTCCATACTGTCCTAGCAACGCATTAAAAATCTTCTCGCCCATCTTCTTCTCCTCCACTGTTCTCTATTAAAAAGTTGCCTGTGTATATGTTACTACACACAGGCTACCATATTATCTAGAATTATGCAATATAGAACGCTCTCAAGTTGTCGCCATTTGCTGGAGCAGCACCGAAGATGATTTGTCCTTTACCTGCACCACCTGTCAAAGTGATCGTGTATTGGTCACTGGTAGAAGCACCACTTGCAACTTGTTCCATAGCCAAACCGTTCTTGAATACGAGTACGCTAGAGAATTTACCCAACAAAGCGTAATCCAAATCAAATGTGGTAGTTGAGCCATTTGGAGAAAAGGTTTTCCAATGAGAACTGAAAGAGATCCCAATGTTGTTGCTTGGATCAAACACAACATAAGTACCGTCTACTTTTGCTTGCAATGAACCACTGGAGTTTTGTACTCCGTTGCCCAAAGTAAGTTTATCGGCAGTGATAGATCCTGCAAGTTTTGCATTGGTAACACCACCGTCAGCAAGTTGGGATGTTCCAACCGCTCCTGTCGCAATCTTTGCAGATGTAACATTTGCGTCAACAATCTTTGCAGTAGTAACAGAGCCGTCAGCCAACTTAACGCCAACAACAGCACCATCAACAATTTTGCTACTAGTAACAGAGCCATCGCCCAACTTAACTGTAACAACGGATCCATCAGCGATTTGTGTAGAACCAACTGCATTGGCAGCAATTTTGGCAGAAGTTACGGCATTAGCACCTAACTTTGCTTCAACCACAGAACCATCTGCAAGTTGTGTAGTACCTACTGCACCTGTACCGATCTTTGCAGATACAACACTTCCGTCAGCGATTTCTGTAGATCCGATACCACCTGCTTTTACGGAGATTGCATTGCTTGCAATTTCCAACATAGCGGAGTTGACATTAACTGCCATATCAGAAGAAGCACTAGAACCATTGTAGGAAGTGAAAGAGATAGCACCTGAAGCACTAGCACTCAAAGAAGATAAAGTACCACCAAGAGCAACACCAGAGATTGTGGAGTTTTGCAATTTAGCATTGGTAATATTTCCTGCCAACTTGTCATTGGTCACGGATCCATCAGCCAATTGGGCAGTATCAACACCCAAGTTTTTGATTTGCAATGTGTCAGAAGAGATTTCAATGGTGGAGTCATCAACATTTACAGAGAGTTCGTTTCCTGTTTTGGAAAGACCTGCACCTGCAATGATATTGCTTGCACCGTTGAATTGTACGAAAGTGATATTGGTTGATCCCAAAGTTACAGAATCATTTGTACAAACATAACCGATATCTGCATTAACAGTACCTTGTTGTACAAAGATAGAAGCAGATGGGAAATCAGAGTTTGCATCCATATCTGTAGATCTTGCCCAAGATCCTGAAGCAACGATATACACACCGTTTTCTTTTGCGTCTGTTTGGTCTTTAACCAATACTCTATCGCCTGCCAACACACTAACACCATCGATGGTTTGTGTACCTGACAAGGTAATGTTTGCAGTAGTAGCACACTTGGCAGGTGCTTTCCAAGATAATCCAGCAGCAATGGAGTCAACGTATGCTTTGTTGGCAACTTGACTATCAGCACTTGGGGTTGCCGAAAGGAGCGTACCTGAAGAGAAATCAAATGAACCTGTTAAGTCCATCTTGCTGGCAGAAACAGCATTGTTTTTAATCTGCGATTGAGAAATTTGAATAGCCATATAATAGCCTCCGAATGAGAGTTTTAGTGTAAATAAATGACAACCAAATGATCGTCACTTGCAGGGTAGAAAGAAGTGATAAATGTGAATGAATCGTATTCAGTTATATCTTCGTCTAATTGTAATAAACCATTCCAATATACTTGCAACGATCCTACTTGATATGATTGAGTTAGGGTGAATGAGTTGTTAGTTCCTGTGCATTGATCGGATACATCTTGTTTTACGAGATTGAACGATACACCACCACTTGACCCCCCACCGTTAAAGACTGGTGAAACTGGCATTTCTTTTCCCTTTATTTACAAAAACTATTCGCTCCAAGTTATACAACTTGCGTCCAAAGTAAAGGTTCCTTGATCAATTTTTACAAATAGATACACATCACCTGTTCCAAAGAACTGCTTGAGTGGTAGGTCAAATTCCCAAACCGCTACTCCTGTGGTTGCAGTGGTTACACCTTTTGCTATTGCCCCAACAGTGTCAGGCAAAAAGGTATAATCACCGTTGGGATCACAACACAATCTCAAAGTAAGTTGTGGTGTAGCAGACAAACCTGCCAAACTTGTACATCTTACATAGATTCCATTGATCTCGCTAGTGAATTGACCTGTGGTTAATATATGATGGTGAGTCTTGGCAACATTAAAGGTTGTGCCAATTCCTGCAACATCATCTGTTACGGTTGATCCGTGAAAGTATCTTCCTGTTTTTCCCATACTCTGCTCCTGCTTCTAATGGTTTGTTCATATATCATAATTTGTAAAGTGTGTTCTCTATTAAAAAGTTACTCTTCTTCTTGTCTTGCTTTTGTTTCTTCCACCTTACGCAATTGTGATTGTACAGATTTTATTTCTGCTTCCATTGCTTTCTGTTTGGCGTCTAACAAAGAGCGTTCCAACTTTGTACCTGTTCGTGCTTGCATAGGTCTAGTCAATCCAAGTACTCTCTCGGCAGTGGTTTGTTGTCCTGTCTTACCTGTTTCGCCACCATATACAACTTTCGACCATTCCATAATTGGAGCGTCAAAACCTGTAATAGCAAACAGTTTCTTTTCAGCAACTAGGCGCTCTCTTTGTGCTTCATTCAATGGATATACGAATCCATTTACTGCACCCTCATCAGCCATACCTGGCAATGGTAAGAGTTCACCACCAACAATGGATTGTAAAATTCCTGCAGTGCATGTTGGGTCTCCTGCACAGAACGCATTGGCAGCCATTACATATTCAGGTGGCATATTCGCACCTCGATATTCAAACATATCAGGATACTGTAAAACCATTTTTAACCCAGGTGTAACAAAACCTGCTATCGATCTAGTAACTCCTGTGGGTTCTTCACCCCTACCTAATGATACAATGTCTTCAGCAACAGAGAATGTCAATAACATCGCACCTAGTGTTGGGATTGGTGGACTCATCATATAGAAATCTCTTGTTTCCCCTTGCGACATCCTGACGGTAATTTTCTCTAGAGCCATTGGGTTCATAAAGATTTTTTCGTATACTTCTCTATTTCCTGATTCATCATCCATACTACGCAATATGGATTCTACTCCTCTCTGTGCTTTCAGTGTATTTACATATCGTTTGAACACTTCGAGATCGGTGAATGAACGCATAAACATTGACGCATTCTGTCTAGAGAAAGTGTAGAACATAAGGTATTGTGTGGCTACTGTTTTCTCTACTGCTGACATATCCGAATAATCGTACATAGATCTCTTCGCAAGTTGTACTGCTTCGTCCACAGCGAAACCTTTTGCAACTGCGTCATAGAATACATTTAGACGGAAGACCATATCTTCTTTGATTGTCAGGTCTTGTACGAATATTTCGCCTATCTTCTGTGAATACTTTCTAGCAACACTAGCATTCACTCCTCTTGCTTTCAGGAAATTTACAAGTTGCCCATTGTCCAAAGATGAAGTAACAAAGTTTACTTCACTACGGATCCCACTAGATTGTATGAGTGCATATATCTCACCGTGTGTGTAGGGTCGTCCTGCTGGATCTATGATTGCAATTTCATTGTAGTATTTGCTACCCGCGTTATCAGCAAAAATCGTTTTAATGCTATTTCCTCTAGGTTGTGTTAGTTGCCCTAGTGTCTGCCCTGTCATTACTTTTACTTCATCCCATTGGGGCAATTTGCCCTGTTTGAGATTACCTAGCATTAGGTCGTATGCTCGACTAGAGAATTCCACAACAGGTGCAACTGCTCTAGATATACCTGTGCCAAAGTTACCAACAGTAGCGTATGCCATACTCGGTCCTGTCAGTGTATTGCCAGTGTGGAAATAGATTCTTGATCCCAACAATGCAGAGTATCTGTAACCACCAACAAACAGATTGATTAAAACATCCACTGCCTTGCTAGTGTATTTCCAAGTAGGTGACTTTGCTTCCGATCTCAAGTATCTGTTGATCTTCTGTGTAAGTCCTTGTAGGCGTGCGTCTGTAAGTGCCTTGTTCATTTCATCGTACACTTTCTCACCAAGATATGCCTTACTAAATTTCTCGTTTCTCGGACCGAATAGATCATCCAATACCACTTGCACATCAGCCAAGTCTGTCAACTGTACATCAATTCCGTTCTTACGCATAGCCATATCGCCATATCTTTCAGCGTCATTGAGTAGAGTAACGACTTCGTTTCTCCACCAATATTCCTTATCTATTGCAAGATATTGTCCACCAGTATTATTCCAAACTTGGGTTTTTAATTGTTCATCGTTTACCATAGCAAGATAGGTATCACTACGCCATTTACCTTTCGCTTGGTTACCTTGATTCAGTGCATTGCCAACATAACTTCTAACTGTTGTTTGTTTTACTGTGTCATCAAAGTAAGTATTTGATACTCTAGGTGCTAAATCCACAAGTTCTTGTTCTACGGCACGGATGGCATTGCGTGCAACAATACGATCACCCTCTGCATAAAAATACATCCCAGCCATGAATTCAAATTGTATTTCCTGTGCTTTTGCTATATCAACCATAGCAATGGATTTGGTACTACCACCACGAATGTTGGATGGTTGTCCTAGTATCTTGCTTGCTTCACCTACAAGTGTGTTGAAATTTTCCCAAAACATTTTGGGATCTGCATAGGTTGCAACGGCAAATTTATTCACTGCCAGTTCTAGCAATGCTTTGCCCTTTGGAGATAATATATCAGACTTGTAAGTTAGATTGCTACCACCTGCACGCAACAAACTAGAATTCAAATCAGCCTTTTCACCTACTGTAAAGAACAATCTGTCCACTGCCCAAGTAGCAGTGTTCTTCAATCGTAATACTGCGTCACCTTTGGTAGATAGGGAGTTCTCGATAAGTTCTTCAAAGGAATAGCCTGCTTTGGATACTGGTGCGGGAGCATTGAGTGCTTGCTCAATGCGTTGCATGTCTAGTGACTTTTCCAAATCTATCTGCTCACTAGATTGCTTGTATATATCCTTGATCTCGATACGGCGCGCGTTCTTTATATCCTTGTATACATTGATTGTCTTTTGCCAAGTATCTTTCAACTGATCAATAGCGGCAGTCTTGTCAGCCTTGATTCTTTCGATAGTAATATTTCTAGTTGCTTTGGTGTCTTGTATTTGCTTGTTCCAAAGATTGTCTGTTAATTCTTTCCTAGAAGCAAAGTCTTTTTTGATTGCGTCTTTCTTCTTGGCAACAATTTCTGACTTTTTAGTAGAGAGTTCTTTTCGCAAGTCGCTTATCTTTTCACTTGTTCTTCTAGTATCCCATCCCAAGTAGCCTCGTCTAGATCGTGCTTGAAAATCTGCAAGAGCCTGTTGATCTGCATAACTAGTAAGACCTTGCTTGATCTCTTCAATGGCATTGTCCATTTCGTTCAGGATCTGTCTAGGTTCTACCTTTTCTTGCAAGCGTCTTTCGGCAGTGTTGTATATCTCATCCAACTTGGCAACAGTTGCGTCATAATCGGACTCTGCTTTTTCTAGTGCATTGTCCAACTCTTCTTTTATAGATTCTTGTTCTGCTTTGTATCTCTTCTCGTATTGCTCGATAGTTTCAGCAATCTCTTTGTTTTCTTGCTTTACTAGATCATCTGCTTCTTTCTCGATCCGTGCTTGTGCTTCCTTGAACTTATCAGATAGGTGTTGGGCAGTTCTCTTGCGTTTCTCTGCAATGGATTTAAGTTCTATATTGGCGGCACTGTTTATACTGGCAACCTCTGATTCACTCTTTCCAATGATATCTTCTTTTGCCTTGTCCATAACGGCACGCTCTTCACGGATAGCAGAATCAATACTAGAATTCACTTCTTCAGTAAGTGTCTTGATTTCTTGTTTGAGAATTGCACGGCGTTCTTTGGTTCTGTCTTTTATGCGTTGGCGTTCCTGTGGAGCAGATTCCTTTAGTTCGTTCATCTGTTGTTCGTATCTTTTATTCAATTCCATTTGGTCGAAGAACCGTTCTTCCAAACCTTTGGTTGCGTCATCAACAGGAATGTATTGTCTAGTCTGTGGTGGTGCAGGACTATACATTCCCCCTTGTTGACCCGCTACCTCCCATGCTCTTTGTCTTTCCAAGAATTCATTAGGTTGTGTAGGCATTACGGTTCTAGTAGCAGGAACATCTACTTGCTTTTCTACATCGCCAAGTACTGCTATATCTCTTACAGGTTTCGGTCCGACAATAGCCATACCAAGAGCCTGTACACTGTCAACAGATTGTTCAGGATCGGCAACATATCTTGCACGCACTTCTTCCGATCCCATCAACCCATTGATCTCTCTCTTCAGTTTGAGATCCATAGTACTTGCTTCTTGGGCTGTTTCTTTGATCAAGCGTCTTTGTTGCAGTGTTGCACCTGACGCTTGTGGTATAACTCCACCATCAACACTAGTGAATAGAGCGAGTACTGGTTTACCTTTGCGTTGTATAAAGTCTACAAATCTTGTAAGTACATTGTCATAGGATCTGAATCCACCTGCCTCCATCCATCGTTGTTGTTCTCTAGTAGAGAGTTTGCCAATGGATTCTGCTGATATGACATCTCTTTGCACTGTACTTGCAGCAGCGTCTAGGTTTTCATCAATAAGGAATCGCAAGTCTTCTACAGATAAGAAACCTCTACCTATAGAATCACGAATTCTTTGTTGAATTATGCTATAGGAAGCGTCAGGTTTAGTTTGCTCTCTTTCTAGCCATTCACCAATATATCCTATTTCTTCATCTGTAAGTCTGTAATAAGTTCCCACTTCAGATGGTTTCGTTAAATACTTTTCTTGCAATGCTTGAACTCTAAAGGTAATCTCAACACCCTTTATGTCAGGCACTATTTCCTGTACTATTTGCCCACGCTTTACTATGGAGTAAAGTGTTTCACCTAGTTTTGTCTTGCTAGCACGGTTGATAATTTCAGGGATTCTATCTTCGTGTGCAAATGTTCGCTTGGTTACCGCACGCATTTTCTCTATGTTCTTCATGTCAGGAGCAATCTGCATTACTAGATTGCGTGCAAATGCTTCATCAACATGTGGTAGTAGTGTGGACGCTGCTTCTGTTTGTTTTTTCAAATCACCTATGCCATAGTACTGTCGCAACTTTTGCACAAGTTCAGTATCTACACCAACACGCATAAGACCATCTTGCACAAACTGTCTAGTAGCCATCCACTCATCCCAAGTCTTTTCGAACTCTGCCACATCAGCAGAGTTCTTCAATACCTTGTTCTCTAGTAGAGAGTCAATCACTTGACCCTTGTCAGGCAATCCCCTTGGTTTTCCTGTTGCATTGTAATGAGCAGCAGCACCAGTATTATCTAATTTTGCAGTTGCCAAAGCGTCTTGTACAACTTCTCTTTCCACACCTGAAACAACATTATCAATAATTTCTTGTTGGCGTGCTAGTGGTAATTGTTCAAATGGAACAGAATCATCACCCATTCTTACAGTGGAATGCTCTTGGGTTTTTGCTTCTTCTATTTGTAATTGTGCTTGTTTTCTAGATTGGATTATGGCGTCATTGATAACATCTTCGGCAACAACTTCATCGGCAAATCTATTTGTAACTTGCATGCGAACATCGCCCGGACTTGTCATTGCTCTGTACTTTGCAGTAGTACCCGGACGCAGTCCTGTGATGATATTGCTATCTTGGTAGAAACCGTGTACTGCTCCCTGTTTTACTGCTTCCCAAGCAGTCTTGCTTTGTTTTGCAGTTTGTGTGGGATCCAATAAGGCAAGTGAAATTTGTCTTGCTTGGTTCAACCCTTTAACAGATTTGTATGCACCTATGGTAGCAGTGCCAAGACCAAAGGATGGTTCGATGAAATCGCCTACAAACGATCCTGCTTGGTGTGTTGTCTTCTGCCATCCCTCTAGTCCGATCTGTTTGGAGATCTCTTCTGCTTCACCTGTAAGACCTTTGTTCAATGCAATGTTCGCTAATACAGGAGAATCTTGATAGAATGCTTGTGACTTGGCTCTGTATCTTTCTCGTTCGTTGGCAACATTGTATACATCTTGATCGAATGCATACGCAATTCCTGACATAAGTGGATCGTTTACATAGTGCAAATACCCACCAACAATAAGATTGGCAGGAACTAGCATAGAACGCATTGCCCAACCTGTCACAGTTTCTGCTTGCCCACCAAGTGGACCGAGATCGTGTAGTATGCCTGCTTCTGTAAATTTCTGTGGATTAGCCAATACTTCATCTACTTTGTTGGGATCATATATCCAAGACTCATAATCGCCTATCGCTTGCTTTGCTCTCACTTTGGAAAGTGTACGCAAATCTTCTTCGCTAGGTAAACCTTTGAAAGTCTTTTTACCAATAGCAGTTTTCAGAAGATTTTCAGGAGCAAGTGCCGTATCAACACTAGCAGCATAATCCTTGACATTTTGATCAAACTGTTTCGATATGATTGGTGGATTTACTAGCATGTTGTTGTTTACAATAGCCGTCCACACTTCCACAGGTATTTGTTGTGTGGCAGGTAATTTTGCAGTTTGTGTAGCAGATAGTTGCCCAGGTTTCCAAAAACGAGTTGGTGAATACTCAACCATATCCACTTGTTCGCCTTGCAGATCTGTGTAGTATTTCTGTGTTAGGTAGTTCTCTTCGTTCTGTAATTGTCGTCTTCTGTATGCTGCTTGGGTAGCATTGAGTTTCTTGAACGATTGCCCTGCGTCTATTTGTCGTTGGTATGCTTGCACCATTGGATCCATCGGACCACCTTGTGGGGCAATGGATTGTGGTACAAGTCTTGTTGGATCTACTACCTCTGTATTCTTTATATTCTCTATATCTTCCATTGCTTGGGCAAATGCTTCTCGTTCTGAAAGACTAGGATCTTCTTTCATCTTCTGCATAGTTGCAGACATAAATGCGGCAACTTCATCCTTTGCATATCTATCTATTTCGCTTTCAGGAATCTGTAGGTTCAAGTCTAGGTAGCGTTGCTTTACTTGCTTGAACAGTTCGTCACGATTCACTTCCATTGCTTCTCGTTCTGTTTGAGCAATTGTGGGTGTGACTACTTGTTGTCTAGAGAAAGCATACAAACTTTGTTGTAAAGGTGTAACACCACCAACTTCACTAGGAGTGTACTGCACAGGTGGAGCAACTCCTCTAATGTCGAGTGGTGGGGTAACCTTGCTATATACGGAAGTACCTGTTTCAAATGGTGGTAACACCAGTAACGGTGTAACACCACCTGTAATATAGTTCCTACTTACGGTGCCACTTGCTTTCTGCCTTAACTTATCTTCATCAATTTGATCTTCAGGTATACCCCTAGCAATAAGTGATTGCTTTTCTTTTTCCACATACAAATCTATAAGTTGTCCAGTAAGGGATTGTTTGTAGTTGCGAAATTCATCACTTGTCTTATATGGTTTCTCTACAGAATATATTGTTTCCTTTTGTCTTCCTAGTTCGCCCTGTGTGATAATCAGATTGCCATAAGCGTCTTCTTTGAAAGAGTACGGTGTAGTACCTTGCTTGAGATTTGCAAGTATAGCATTCAGTTCATCTTGGGTAACAATTGTAGGTGCATTAGGTAGTGCCATAGATCAGTTCTCCTATTGAGATATTGCTTCTTCTATAGTCGTACTTTGTAAAGGAGATTGTTCAGGAGTGGATTCAGGAGCAGGTTCTTGCACAGGTTCTTGCACAGATTCTGTTCGATGGGGTACATCTTTGTTCATAAAGTGCTTCTGTACTAGATAGTTGATAGCCTGTTCCCTCTGCTTATCTGTGAGATTTGGATATACAGAAATTGAGTTAATGGCAGCCTGATATAGTTTCTCTTTCTCTGGTTTACTTGCATTTCTTCTTGGGTTGTACACAGTATCCACAACCTTTCTAGGGTACTTGTCGGTCTCTTTAAGGACTTGTTTTCTTTGTTCTTTGGTTCGCTCACCTACTTTCACTTCTTGTTGTGTTGCCAATGCTTGTGCCGTCTTAAAATCGTCAGCAGAAGTATCTAATACCTCTTGAGCAATATCTTGTACAATTTTACTTTTCAAGTGCTTATTGTATTGTTCAAGCATTCTCTCATCCATACCTTGTTTGCGAAGATACTGTTTTGCTTCTGTCAAATATATCGCTTTTTTATGTCTTGTATTGTTTTTGCTTGGTATGGTATTGTAAACATAAGCAGCAAGTGCCAATGGGTTGTCGCTATGTAATGTGTATCCAGTTTGATATGGTGCAGTGCGTATTGATGATCTACCACCTTGTAGGATATCCAATTCCATTTCGTTACGTGTGGGCAGATCTCTCTCTTTTGTCAAAGTTTGATACTCTGCAGCAACGGCATCAAATCGCTTTGCTATAGGTGAATTGGCGTCTTCTAGTCTAGCAGATTCTGCTTCTGCATAAGATTGTCGCCATTCTCTTTTCTCTTGTTTTGTGGAATTGTCTATATATCTGTATTCAGATATTCTTCCAATTCTTGGATCGAATATAGGAACAATTGTATACTTTCCATCATTTGTTACCACACTCTTTCTGTCTGTTTGACCCCTATTTACATTATTTTCTGAACTATCTGTTACAGTGTTACTAGATATAGTAGGTTCTTGTGTAGGTGCGATAGACTCGGCACTAGCACCTGTAACAGGTTCTGTAACAAGTTGTGCTGCTTGTTGTTGTGTAGGTGGTACAGTTTGACCCAATGCTTCTAGCAAAGCATTTCTTCTGTGTTGCATTTGGTCTGCAGGAGTTGCATTCTTTGGCATTGACAATTCTGCTTTCTGTTTTGCACCTTGCAATGTCGATAATCCAAGTATTTGTGCTTCCAATGCTCTGTCAGTTCTGTTAGGTTGTCCAAGAATTTCCCTTGCAGTTTCTCCTGATCTCTCTAGTAGAGAACGAGTATCTCTTGTTGGAGTTTGCAAACCTTGTAATTCTTTTTCTATCTTTGCAATCTGTTCATCTATACTTTGTTGTCTTGTAGTTATATCTTGTGGGGTAACGGCAGGTTGATAACCTGTTTGTCTACTATAGGTAGTAGTAGGTACGAACTCTCTTTCTGCTTGGGTTGTAGGTGCAGCAGGGGTACGAAGTTGTGCAATTTCTGCATTCTTTGCTTGTAGTTGTTCGTCTTTTGCTTTAGCGACTTGCTTGTATTGTTCTGCCTGAAGAGTAGCAGTTCTTATATCTTGAGCAGCAGCCTTTGCATTAGCATTATTGGTTACTATATTCAAAGTAACACTAGCAGGATCACCACCCCTTGCCACTGTATCAGCAACTTCTTGTTCGTATTGTGCAATTTCTGTCTGATAGTTCTTCAAGTAATTAGTAGTCTTTGCCGTGTTTGCTCGTGATCTTGCTTCCAATTCATCAGATAATGCTTGATCTCTTTCGTTTTCCAAACCTGTAGCATAGCGTTCTTGTTGCAGAATTTGTTGCTCTCCACCAGTAGTAGCAGTACTTGCTCTAGTTGTTGTAGATACACGAACCTGTGCCGCCTTGTTCGCTCTTGCCTGTTCTTTGACTAACTCACTAGCAGTTTTCTCTTTTAATTCCAATAGTTTAGTTCTTGCGTCAACCAAGTCTTTCCTGTATTGCGTCATTGCTTTCATCTGTGCTTCGTATGACGCACCCTCTTGTTGCATTTTCAACATGCTATCTTTTACTGCTTGCTCGTATATTCTATACTTTTGTTGTGACACGGCATTTGCCCAAGATTGCCCTGAAGATTGCAATCTAGGATCTCTACCACTACCAGTGATAACATATACGGTTTGACCACTTATTTGTTGAATAGCCATATAATCTCCTATTGACCTTGACCAAGCAAATCGAATGGGATACTTGTGTCGATACCTAATAATGCGTTAATCTCGTCCATATCTTGTATACCAAAGTAGTTAGCATACTCTTGCAAATCTGCCTGATTTGCTTTGATCTGTGCCATCTTCTCTAGTTCTTGCATTCTGTAGTTGATAAGTTTATCAGCCGCCATCTGACCTGTGTATGCTTCAGCACCACTGCTAAAGGGAGCAACTAGTGCTTCGGCACGCTTACGCTTGTACTCTGCTTGTTGTGCTTCCAATGCTCGCAATTCTTGTTCTTGGCGTTGTTGTTTTGCAACGTCCTGTTCCATCACTGCTTGTTGTACTTGTTGTTGGGTTCTTGCACCTTGCTCGGCACCTATCTGCTGACCAAGTAATGCAAGTCCTGATTGCGCCCCACCAAGACCTTGTGCATATTGTCTTGCTACAAGATCACTTTGTTTCATCGCTTGTTGTGCGCCTTGTTGCATTCTGTTCTCTAATAGAGAACGCTCTTTGTCTGATAATCCAAGTGTGCCAAGTTCTTGTTGCCGTTGCAATTCTTGCAAACGTTTCTTCTGTTCTTTCTCAAACTTGCTAGGGATTATGTCAGGCAATGCACCAAGTGCTGTGCCACCTGCTGATATAAGTGCTAGTGTTAATGGATCCATAATTTTATTCTCCTATATGTGCTTATATGTAAAACAATTCAACTGTCATATTCTTTGCTTCCGTCCATCCCTCTTCGTTGTGTGGATTGACGGTCATAGTGATACCATAGTACCCTGCCTGTAATGATATGCGATAAGTAACGTGACATACTCTACCACTCGCTTGTTCAGCACCTGCGCCAGGGTCTTTGGTATCTAACGCACCACCTGATCCCTCGAACACATAAGTGTCTGTGGAATTCTGATACAAGGTTCTAGAGTTATCTGCTATATTTCTCACAGATAGAATCAGAGTATTGAACCATAATCCATTGCCTTGACCTTGTGGTGGAGCAACTTCATTGTTGTTTATTTTGTAATTTACCATCACATTGATGATTGCTATGCAAGTTTGCTTTGCGTGTACTCGTACCCCACTGTTGCATATATCTTGCCATTGCGTACCAGTAGTTTGCACATTGTTCTTTGCGGTAGAAGTTTGGTATTCTCTATTAGAGATATTGTTCAATGCGTGTTGCCCAACTATATCACAAGTAACAAACGAATAACTGCGCTCGATTGCATTGTATGATCCTTTGGCTATATCTGTCTTGTCCAAAGATAATGGTGCAATATCTGCCTTTGCGATCTCTTGATTCACAAAGTTTTTCATGGATTCTTCATTGGATATGATCTCTACACTAGAGAGTGTATTGCCGTTCACATACGGAAATGGTTGTGTGTATGCCATTATCTCCTCCCTATTACTACATTCAGGTTCAATCTATCTACTGTAATTTCATTGGGTTCTGCACAAACCTTTGCTTGCAATTGTACCGAAGTAACTGTAGTTCCTGCAGGTATCATCCAACACTGTGCGCCTGCACAAGATCTCCACTGTATCGGCAGAGTGTTCAATGCAGGTTGTGCAGTTGGTACAGATCTAGCCACAATACTGTATACTCCAGGTGCAATATAATAATTTGTTCCCCCACTTGTTGCTACCAATACACGAAAAGCATAGTTTATATCGGCATTGGTTACACCACCACCATAGACTATCTCGCTAACAAGTGTGTCCCAACTAACACGCAAGACCTCGTTGTTTACGGCTAACTCTGTAAAAACAACAGAAGCAAGAGTAAACCAAGCGGTAGTATTTACTGTTTGTGGAACTTGTATTGAATTTCCATAAGTAGAATTTATCTTGGAAGCAACACTGCTATCAAAGTGTGATCGCAATGCCCAATCGTTTCCAGTATTGTATTCCTGTACATTCAAGGATCCTAGTTCTGTGTATGGCTGATTGAGTTGTGTAGCCGTTGGAACATCGCTAGGTTCGAAAGTTGTTTGATTTATCTTTCCCATATATCACCTTATCTGAAAGTATTTCTCGCCATTATCTGCACACCAAAGATCTCTAGTGCAGTAGTAGGATCGCCAGTGTATATACCAATAGGTCTGTTATCT